ACTGCAGCGTCATCCCATTGTATAGCATTGATTGCGTCTGCACATTCGTCTTCCCCAAACCATTCGGTTTGTGCGTCATTAATTTTTATACCGACTCCCCACACTTTAAAAGCAGGGTTGTGTATGTATTGTACAGTGGTAAGTTTTTTTAGACTTTGTTCTGTATCGTAATACGTCTCAAAGTCGAGTGTAATTACATTCATTTAGATCTCCTAGATTGTTTGTACATTAGCGATCGCCAATGTTCGTAGTCTCCTTTCTTAGCTTTCTCCCAGCCAACGCGTGCGTTGACCATATTAAAAGCTGTAGACATGGAAACTTTTTTAAATTTTATGTAAGGGGCGTGTTCATCTGGGTAATGGTAGGGACTTTTATAGTTCCTTTTTACCATAATGTAGGTTGGCATATTGTTCTCCTAACTTATTGACATTTTTCCTAAATGCTTTATGTTCTAGGCTAAGGGTACCACAAATATAAGCGGTACGTAAATTTAACTAAAATAAGGTGATTAAATGGCTACTATAGCAACTTTAAGAAAAAGTGGTAACGTAGAGAGTAATCAAGCTTTTAAAGGTTTCCCTGAAGGGCAAATGTTTGTAAGAAAAGCTACTATTACTACTCCTGTGTTAGTGCTTAACGATGTAATACAAGCTCTTGATGCTTTTGCAGGGGAAACTTTGCATGCACTCAGAGTTGTATCTACTGATCTTGACACAAATGGATCTCCAGCAATTGTATTAGATATCGGTCACAGTAACACAGCTACTGAAACAACTGGTACTTCTACTGCAATTAAAGATGGATCTACTATTGCTCAAGGTGGTGGTATTGAATTATTCAGCTCGTTGAGTGCTGATGATGATGCAATCGAACCAATTGAGTTCAGTGCAGATACTACTATTGATATTCACGTACAAGTTGGACCTGCTACAGGTGCTGCTGGTACTATTACAGTTTATGGGTACTTTACTTAATAGTAAATTTAACCTAAACTAAGGAGATTGATTATTCTCCTAGTATCAATTTGTTAATGTTTAAAGGGCTCACTTCGGTGGGCCCTTTTTACGTGTGAAGGTACACGAGTCCGGAGCCGGCTAACGGAGCACCGTCCGTAAGGACGAGGTGCGGAGAGGGCCGGGGTAGGAGGAGTGTACGAACACGTTATTTAAAAGAGCTTTTGTTTTTATAAAGCTGATCACCAAGTGTGTAAGAATAATGTATATTTTCTTTGTCTTTTACTATTAATTCAAAGCCATCAAAATGCACAATATTAGTTTGACCTTGTTTTGCTAAATAATCTTTTAGTTGAGTAAGACTAGTCCATTCTTTAGTTAGTAAAGGATCGTCTAATCTTTGTTGAGGGGTGGGTGGTGTTGCTTCTAAAACATCGTTAACAAACTTTTTTACAATCTTATTAAGATCTGCACGCGTTATCATACGTTTCTTTTTATAGAATTTTTGTCCAAGGTTCATTCGTTCTTTGTCAGTTAGTTCAATTGATATATTAGTTTTCATCTTTTTTTCTCCTTTTTCGTTTAGTTTTTATTGTTTCAGGTTTGGCGTTGCGTCTTCTAATCTTTTCCATCATTTCGATGTGTTCTTTCATTGTCATCATGCTAATCCTAATAGTTGAAATTTTAAAAAAGTTTCTTGCGGAACTGCGTACCAAGAATAAGGTCTTGCCATTTTATCAAATTGTTGGTTTTCTTTGATTGGATTAGTTGTCCAATAATCCATAGTATCGTTTATAAACACCTTTTGTTGAACATCTTGGTCATATCTTTCCAAATCAAAGTTCCAATCAACATTAAGATATCTAGTACCATACATATTGCCTGCTCTAGGACTAAAGCCTGTTACTTCAAAACGAACTTGTGATTGAAAATGATCTACTAACAATTTGTCCCCTACTTTAAAAAAAGTTTCTGGTTTAAACTGTTCAGGATTTGCCATCATAGCACGCCATATGTCGCCCCTATATTTTAAAATATTATGATAAGTAACACCTGTTAGTTTATCTTCTACAACATCTGGTCCGTATAAAAGACCGTTTCTATAATAAGGAACACAGTTTAAATCACACCAACGTGATTCTTTATTATTAAAGTTGTGTTTGTTTGTATAAACACTATCTAGGTTCCATTGGTGGATTGTATTTATTTGTTTTGTTTGTGGATCGACTCTTCTTTTAAAAATAGATCTAGAGTTCATTTTCATTGACATTTGATTCTCCATGGTCATATGTATTAAGAAGTCTAGTTAAATACCATTGGGCTTTTAACAAATCTTCTTTTTGGTTTTTATATTCGTAACGCCATAAATATTTTATGATGTTTCCTTTTAAATACCCTTGAAACTGTCGAGTAGTCATAGAAGCTTGAATAGCTTGTATGCACTCTATGTCTCCGGCATTGTAATGTGCGGGTTGATTTACATTATCCATAATTAAATTCCTAAAAATAATAGTATACAACAAACAGCTTGGTATCTAGGCTTATGCGACCGTATAGATGTAAAATCTACATTGTTACTACTTAAAGTAGTCAATTTGTATTCAGTCACTAGCATTCCATAGCGTGTCCGGAGCCGTGCCGTATATGCAGCCGGTCGTTTCAACTGTTCGTTGTATACGTTAAATTAGAGATAGCAAGTAAGGTGGTATCAAGCGGTAGCTACACTGGCTTACAGCGTTCTGTGTAGTTCTGAGATCTCTAGCCAACGTTGCGGTCGTATCAGTTACTTGCTATCAAATAAGTCTTGGATTAAGTCCCTGTTAGCTTCTTCGTATGCTTCAAAAGATTTGTAAGGTTCTTCGCCGTGAGCAAAACGTTCCTTACAATTTTTAAGATACATTGATAAAGCAAATTTATAGTAATCAATTTCCATAATTAAATATTCTGTAAAATTTCTGCAAATTGATTGTACAGAGAATCATGACAATGGTCATTAACTGTCCATAAGTCTTTAGAAAATAAATAATCACTTTCTGATGCGTTGCTAGTTTGAACATCAGCTACATAAGTATCAAGAAACTCTAAAAACTGAGTTTCAAACCAGTCATATTTAGCTGTGTCAATGTCAACGTTATTCTCAAGCACTTCAGTTAGTATTTGTTGATTAATAACTTTTTTACGAACTGCACATTTATTTAAAAACTCATCAAAAGCTTGATGTACTAAGTACTCGCTTTCTTCACAAGTTATAACATAATCACTTATCTTACCCATAATACTGTTTTTAACCATCCCTCCAATCAGGTTGTTTTTCTTCCCACTTGCCTCGTGGCGTGTGCAAAGTAAAGTTAAACACTTTCACCGGTTTAGTTGTAACCACAAATTTTTGATGGACCATTGTTTTTTTCATAACGAATAAAACAATGGTTGCAACTAGGCCGCCAACCATAGCGGCGGCCATACCGGAGAATGTACCATAAAAAGCAATCATCAGGGTAAGCGTAATCATGACATCTACAAATATGTCATGACCAATAGCTTTACGCCCACCGATTTTAAGCGCTAGCAAAAGCAAGCCTAGCGCGCTGAATATTCCGATAGCTAGCATTGTTTCTATTCCTCCATATTAAGTAAGCCATATACCCAAATTGAATAAGCTCAATTAAGATCCACAAAGCAGTAGTAACTGCTGTAACTGTTGCATTAGTCATAATCCATGATCCTCCAAATTGCAAACAAGGCTGTTGCTGTAAATAACAGCACGCCCAAAAGTACAAGAAAAGTGTGAAAAGAACTTGCTACTGCGAGCAAACCAAAAATAATCACACTGCCCACGAGTATGGACACGCCATACTCTTTTGCATGTTTTTTAAGTTGTTTCAATAACTTCACCATAAGGTGCCTCCGTGTTGTAATTAGATACCCAGACAACTGGAAAGTGAGGTTGATCTCCAAAATCATTTGCTTCCAAATCAGTAAGATATATGAGGCAAGAGATATTAGGATGTTTTTCAGCCATCTCTTTAATTGCTGGACCAAAGCGTGTACCACCACGCCCTTCGACAGTAATCTTCAAGGGCAACGATTCACGGGTGAACGTTTCCTCTGAAGTTACTTCTGTATCTGCTTGCATGAAATGTATGTTGTCAACATTTGCATCAACCAACATAGCAGATATTTCACCAAGATCTTGGTTAATCTCTTCGTCTGTACGAGAACCTGAAGTGTCTGTAATAACACCCACTTCTTCAATAGAAGGATTGTAAAGACTTGGCAGATACATACCGTTAGCAATAAACCTACGATTAGGTTTTTGCCAACTGTAGTTTGATTTATTGTTGTTACGCAAGAATCTAGCAAGTCGTTCTTTCCAGTTAACTTTTGGTGTGACAATCTCGTCAAGCAGTGTTTGTAAAGAACCTGGTAGTTTGCCTTGAGCCTTAGCTGCTTCTGCAGCTTGCTGAATAGCAACAGTCATCTCAGCTTCAAACTGCCCAGGATTTTTATCAATGTCTGCTGCACTTTGCACACACTTACCAAACGATTCTTTGTCATTAGAATCAGGTTCTGGCGGTGGATTCTTTTGCAAGTCTAAATATACTTCATCAGTAGACATATTTGCATACTTGTCGTCAATCAAATCAGTAGGTGGTAAATGCAAACCCGCATCACGCACAATAAGATTGATTACATAATCACCAGCCACGTTCCAAAGGTAGTGGTCACGTTCATGCAAACGTACCATGTGCATAAAAACAACGTGCATAACTTCGTGAGCAAGCAGACCAACGCGTTGTTGGTCTGACATGTTTAAGAAAAACTTGCGATTGAAATACAAATGTTTACCATCAGTCCCAGCTGTAGGAATCTCATCGTTCTCCAGTTGTATTGGTTTCAATCGCAAACACAACGTACCAAAGAAAGGTTGTTTCAATAGCAGTTGTGATCTTGCTCTAGTAAACTCAGGAATAATCATCATCGTCTCCAAGCAAAGTAGAACCTAGCATAACATTGTTGAACTTTTGAGATACTTGTTCAACTACGTTTTGATTCTCTAGTTGTTTCTTTTTACGTTCAGTACGTCTGTTAATTGCAACCATCTTTTCAGGCATAACTTGTTCAACAGCAGTAGCTAGTTGAGGCCATGCTTTAAGAGCTTGATTAAGAGTTTCAAAACGATCCAAAGTATTAAAATACTCACGAACATCTTTCTTCATGCTATGTTCTGCTTTGATTCTTTTCATAAGTTGGTTTCGCACATCTTGATACAAAGGATCGCTAGTCATTTCTGTAAAAGGAAATGGAATGTTAGAGTTGTATTTGTCCACCATCTGAGTTACTACATATGGTAAATCAAACTTAGCATTCGTAATTTGAATCTCTTCGTCATCAAACTGAAAAGTTGTCAAATACTCTTTCAACTGCCAACCCACTTCTTTAAGACTACCGTCTTGGTTTGTTTTAGATTCACGATATTCCTGAACATGCGACAGCTGATCTGGAATAAAAACTTGAACATAAAACTCAGCACTTTCATCAAAGAACGATTGTTTCTGCATAGCACCAAAAGGTGACTTGTCAGTAACTGCTTTAAGTTCATCGAAGAAAGGTTTGCAATGAGTATTGTAAATTTCCAAACCAAGCTCTGGATCTAACTCAGGTTTAGGGTTAAGTTTGTAATAGTCTTTGATGAACTTATCACAAAGTTTTGTAATAAGATCATCAGTCATTCTAGCAGTAGCCATAATTATTCTCCGTAAAAGTTATAGTACAACTGTTGAATTCTTTTGAATCCAAGCAGTCATTGTAGGGTGATTAATAAAAGCTCTGTCAATGGCAAGCATACCTTTGACTAGAACTACCTGAAACTCAACAGGAAGTTTCGCTGTAAGTTTCATAATGTTTTCCATTTTGCTTTCTTCAGCACGTGCAGAAATTGCACCTGTCAAAGCATACAAAACAGCAGGGTCATCTGTTGGCATGTAAGTGTTAGGATCTTTGATCAAGTTGTCAATGTTAGGCAACTTGTCTGCAACCTTAGCAAATGCCAAAAACTCACCAGCAGGACCGTCACCGACCGCGGCAGACACACCATAAAACATGCCATCTGCATCAACATTGTCTTCTAGTTTCAATCGCTTGTCGACAAATGACCAGCTTCGAGGAGTAGGAAAAGCATACTCATCAGCTTTGAAACTGTACAAAAGACCCGGTCGGTAACGCATGAAAGACACTAGTGTTGTATGAATACCGTGTTTCAGTGCCCAATCACACCAAGTGTCAACATTAGGCTCAAGCTCATAGTGCATAAGTCTGTTACACACAGGCTTGGGCATTTGATACACAGCGGCACCGTCAGTAAGACGATTACCAGCTGATACCACTGACCAGCCATCAGGCATTTTGTAGTTACCTACCTGACGAGTGATCAACAACTGCAAGAAAGCATTCTGCGTAGCAGGTGGTGCAGTTGGTAACTCATCAATCATGAAGATACCACGTTCACCATCTCTTTCTACAATTGGAAAAATATCAGGTACAGCCCATGTAGTCTGATGCCCATAGGTTTCATTCGGTTGTGCTAGTGGAATACCACGCACATCTACCGGATCAAACAAGTTGGCACGAAAGTCCAACAAAGCTATACCCATTTCTTTTGCGATCTGTTCAGGTATCTCAGATTTACCGATACCTGGACCGCCCCAAATCATGGTGTTGAGACCAACACGCATGTTTTTTCTAATCTCACTCTTGAGCTTGTTAGCATCAAGAGTGGTCATCGTTTGTGTATTTGACATATTTTACTCCTCTTATCAAATTGTTAAATTTCAACTGGTTCTATGTCTCGAATCTTGATTTGGTCAAGTTTGATCATATCATTCAGTTCCTGTACAGCTAGCTTTGCATAATCTATTTTCGGATCTATTGGATATGGAGCGTCAAACTCCACAACAATAGCGTTTTGTGAAAAAGAATCTACAAAAGTAGCCCTAAATAATCTCTGCATTTTCATTTGTACTCCTGTAGTGTGCGAAGGTACGCCCCCGCCTAGGGGCGTACGAGCACACAGTTATTGAAAACATTAAATTTTAAAAAATTGGGTGTTGGAACCACGAGGATGGATGTGGTCCCAACACGATGGGATCGATTGGCAATCACCACCAACAAGAATAAAAGACTTTTTTACCTTCTGCTAACCACTCAGAAGCTTTCTTACAAAAGTCTAAATCTTGTTCCTTATATTCACGCATCGCTTCTTCCTGAAACTGATGCCCCCAAAAGAAGCCATCACTACAAAAAGGTAGATCATCATTTTCTACCTTCTCTTTAAGATCTTTGATGTCTTCTTCAAACAACTCCAAATCTTCACAATTGAAATCTGAGTCCATAACACCGTACGGTGCTTTCTCTTCTTTACGCTTGTGCCAAAGCTCCATCATAAATTGTTGCAGTCTTGCGTGTTTACGCCATTCAAACTCACAATGAATTTGCATTTTTGGTTCTTCAATAGCAACAACATTGCCTTGTTGTCTTGGTTCTGGTTGATCGGCCCAACCTGCCATCATATCTAGTCCCATATTTGTCTCCATAATTAGGGTGCCTAGCTAGGGTAAAAATAATAAAAGACCTAGCTAGGACTTGGTTACACATCAAACGCTTTCGATAATACTCTGCATATGCTCTGCAGTTGCAGAGTTTAATCTTTTGCGTACAACACCTGATGAATCAGCATTCTTATTGAAGCTGTATTCAGCAAGTCTTTGGCAACGATCTTGGACAGCTTTTTCTACGCGATGTCTTTCAATCGAATAGTTTTGCAATCCAAAATCGTGCCCCACGGCCTCCAAAGCTTGTTTCAATAACCTAGCCTTACGACCAAGTTGAAACATAGCTTCTTCTCTACCGATTAACCATTCTGGTATCTCGTCATCCTTGACTGAGTCCATACCGTCTGCGTATTCGTGACACACAGAACAGAACTCTGACCATGTTTTAGTGCACAATTGCAAAAAAGCAAACCCAGTAGATTGTGGGTCAACTTCCAACAGCACTCTCTGACCAGCAATGATGTCATTGCATTGAGCTTCGAAATACAGCTGCTCGCTGTTTTCTTCGCCTTCTTCGTGCTGGGTAAACTGTTGTGCAGTATTTATCTTGTCATCAAAGATGGCCATGATATTGTTAACAACAGCTTGGTTGTACACTGGCTTACCAAAATCATTCAACGCATACTTGCGGTAATACCAATCTGGTAAACGAACTTCAGCTTCCACAACTCTGTTAGCTGAACCCTCTGGGTCTGCGTTAGTATCAGGGATA